TTCAGAGTCCATGTAGTTCCACTACCGCTAACAATATAAGTTCCTGCATTAACACCAGCACCGGAGATTGCCATACCAATTACAAATGTGCCGGACACTGTGCCTGCAACTGTAAAAGTTGTATCTGAAATCGTACCAGCAGTACAACTGGCTGTAGCATGAGTTGTAGCAGTGGCAGTAATATTTCCACTGGTACCAGTACCAGTTGCCGCAATGGCACTACCAACTTGCAAATCAACAGTATCGGTCATGCCGGTAATACTGGCGGTCCACGGACCGCCTAATGTAGTAGCAACTGTCAATATTAAATTATTTGCAGGTGTCGCCCCGCCCAAGCTCGCACCTGGTAGAGTAATAGTGTTACCAACAGCATATCCAGTGCCTGGATTAGTTATTGTAATATTGAGGTTACTAGATTGCACTAAGGATGTTATACCGCCAGCTATTGGAGTGGTTCCGCCTGTAACAGTATACGTTATGCTAGTTGATCCTATGGTGGTAATAACTACACTGCTTGGACTTCCGCCGTACAAATATCCAACACCAGCTGACGCATTGATTGTTGCACCAACCACCAGTCCAGCAACGCCACTGAGTCCGCTGACAGTGGCAATCCATGGACTAGCCAATGCCGTACCCACGGTCAATACTAGGTTGTTTGCAGGTGTAGCGCCACCCAAACTGGCACCAGAGATTGTGATAGTGTCGCCTATTGCATATCCTGTGCCAGGTGTAGTAATAGTAATTACAAGAGCACCGTTGTATGCAGTGCCAGCACCAATTTTTTGTATAGTAAATACAGCACCTGATCCAGTTCCGCTGGTTGCTGTTTGACTTACACCAGTATACGTTGATGCTGCCGTTACGCTAGTTCCACTGATTGCAAATGTGGTTGAAGCTTGTAGCAATGCACCTTTGATAGAGGTAACAGTTCCGCTAGCAAGCGTAACGGTACTACAGTAATTAGTAGCAGTCCCAGTCTTTTGCACTGTAAATACAGCACCAACACCTATTCCGTTAGTTGCAGTTTGGCTTATACCAGTATATGTTGCCGCTGAAGTTATACTGATTCCGCTCGATGTAAATGTAGTGGATCCTTGCAACAACGATCCAACAATGGATCCAACAGCACCAGTGGTACTAATTTGACTGCCAGTTAAATACCCAAGTTTCATCAACTTATCTTCTACGTTGATAGTTGTGGTATTGGTTGTAACAGTCGACCCGTTGACAGTTAAGGTACCATTAATAGTAAAATTACCAGTAGTAACTGTACTACTATCGTTATTGATTCTGATAGCTTCCGTTAAGATACCTGTTGAATTGGTAACTTGGAAACTCAATGCTCCCGGAATATAGCCTGAAGCATTGGGAGCCAGGTCTGCATACGCACGAATACTTGCGGCGCTGGCATAGTTAGTTCCGTAATAGCCCCGGAAATTAAATGCACCCAACACGTCATTGATTGCAACTGCGCTTGGAGATGCATACGTACCACGTGCTTTGGCAAGACCAAAACTTGAACCGTATGCATCGTTGTAAATATTGTAAACTGTAAGTGGACTCTTACCATTACTACTAACAGTTTGACGAATGACTAATTGCCCACTTCCAGATTCCGTTGTTAGGTATGGCCCAATGGCCACTTGTCCAGAGTTGTCTATTCTCATTCTATTGTAAAGTGGTGCAGTAGACAACTGTGTAGAATCAGTAGTTGCAAAAATTAATGTACCTTGCACGTTGTTTTGAGCAATAGTTGACCCATACTGTACAAAACCTGCAATAGCAGAAGTGTTAACAAAATTGTAACCGTCGTGCGCTTGCCAAGTAAGCAGATGTATAGCTTCGCCTGCCGCAACTCCTGTAGGTGTAATGTTAGTACCGTGTGCCTTTCTAAATGTCAAAGAATTTGGACCAGTTGTGTTATAATTATCAAATATAACTGTAGCACGGTTACCGTTATTAGCAGTAACATACAGCGTACCGTTGAGGTTTTGTAATATGTTGTTAGCTTCATCCCAGGTTAAATTTTGAGATGGTGACAGTGTGGTGCCAGTTCCCGCCCAATACGCCACGGATTTGGCAGTGCCCGTTTGTATCACATTGGTATTGGTAATGGTTATGGAATGGGTTGTGCTGTTATAGGATATGGTCAACCCCGTTTTTGTACCAGCTGCCAACATTGCCCCAACTGCATCACTTGCTCTAGTGTCGGTAAAATATTTGTTGATACTGCCTTCGCCTATGGTATTGGTAGTCAATGCCACATTACCAGTCAAACCGTTCACGTTGAGTACAGGAGAAACTGGTATACCTCCCAGTGTAACGCCGTCCCCAATCCACATTGGCGACACATTTGCACTTGCGTAATCAGTTACGAAAGCAATTTCACCTTGTACTAGAGTAACTCCAGTTCTGCCGCCAGCGCCTGTGTTTGGACCGCGTCTAATTTGTAATGACATATATTTCTCCTACCTTAAAAGGTTCCTAAATCGAATGGGTTTCCTAGCGGATTGCTGTAAGTTCCAAAATCGCTAATTGAATTACTAAGCAATGCTTTCACTTGGTTGTTGATGCTTCTCACATCAAGTCCCCAAACCGTTGTTTCTACATCACCTGCTCCGGTAACAATATGACCGTTCAAGTTTAAATTTCCACCAAGCGTTGGATTAACATCTGTTAACAAAGACGTTACTTGACTGGGTGCTTCTATGTTTACAGTATTTGCAGTTGAAGTGACCACAATGCCGTTACTGCCAGTAATGCTTTTCAAAGTTAGAACGTTGTTGACTTTTGCAGAAAATATGCCTATGCCCGACCCAACATTTTGTCCAGTTGTTGCGGCCAGTTGTGTGTAAAGCTCTGCGAAATTAGATGTTACCTTGGTAAATGCGGTACGCAAGTCATCACCAGTGCCGTCATTTGGGTAAATTCCTAGGTTAATCGTTTGTTGTGCCATGGTTTTCGTTCTCGTTTATGTATTTACCGTTATAGCGCGGCTATCCTTGATTGGAAATCTGCAAAGTTAGAACTTGCCGCAACCACAGCTTTTAAACTGGTTTTGCTGATGTATTCTGGTTTGGCATACAGTTCTGTAAAGTTTGCATTTACTTTTGTAAAAGCAGTGCGAATAGGATCCCCATGTGCATCGTTTGCCGTTGTACCTACGTTGATTGTTTGTTGAGTCATTATACTCTCCCTACAGCTACTTGGATAACTCCGGCTTCGCCGTAGTCTTTGTTTTCTAATGCTTTACCAATCACAGCACCCAATGTTGGAGTCAACGCTTTTACAGCATAACCGGGTGTTGCGCTGGTGGTCAGCATGTCGCCTTTCTTCACACGTCCAACCACTTTGACTGGTACTCTGCCTGCCAGTGCTATACAAACTCGAATACCTTTCTGATCTTGGTTCATGACATAGGCTGGATCAGTAGTTACCACACCAGCTGATCTAGTATCGTTGATAATGTCAGTTGTTGTAACTTCTTTTTCACCGCCAAACACCAGTACAGTGCCTGGTTCGTAATCTTGGTCGCCTTCGTAGAATTCAGCCAAGTCAGCGTAAGTGGCATTGAGTGTTCCAGTGATATCCCAAGCACCAGTAAATGTTCCAGCAGTAGTAGAACTGCCTGTGGTGATACTGGTTGTTGTGACAGTACCGCTTACACCCAAGTTGGATAATGTACCAACACTTGTAATGTTTGGTTGTGCCGCAGTGCTTATTGTTCCTGTTAGTGTGGTAGCTGTTACTGTGGCCGCACTTACAGTTCCAGTGCCAGCAGTGATATTGGTATTGTTGGTAGTAATGCCGCCGTTTGCTGAAATTTGCGAAGTGAATGCAGTGACTTGGCTGAATGTCCATAAACCAGTAAATGTACCAGCATTTGCGTCACTGCCAGTGGTCAAGTTGCTTGATTTTAATGTACCTGCACTGGCATCAAACGAACTTAAACTTCCCAAACTCCACTGGCCAGTCAGTGTGGCCGCAGTGCCCACAGTAGAACCAGCACTGAGCGTGGTAGTAATCAATGTTCCAGACGCATTTAACACACCGTTGATAGTGGTTGTTGAGCTAGAAGCCACATCGGCAATGGTCATTGCTGTAACCTGTGCTGGTGTTAGGAATGTTACAGTAGTACCAGAACTTCCAACAAATTTAGTTCCATTGGCAATATATCCACTTGCGGCACTGATATTACCACTTGAGTCAGTTTTAACAATTTTACTTGCCGCGCCGTTAGTTGTAATACCAATTACACCGTACGTGTTGTTGCTGGTATTTGAACCATCATACAGTGCAAGCATGATGTTGGCACTGGAATTGGTAGTTACTGTGTTGGCAGTACTAAACAATGAATTCTTAAGACCATCACCGTCTGCGACCACATTGCCTGGAGTAATCAATCCTGGACTTGCGGCATTTCCACTGCGATTACCCAACACATAACCGCTACTCATGTATGCCAATTTGTTCAGTGTAATACCAGTACTTGCACTGGTTGAAGTCAAGTGATCAACCCAGCCGTATGTGGTAGTAAATGCGTTACTGTTGAATGTTGCCAAACCTGCCGCACTTTGCGTAAATGCCACTGGAGCCGCTGACAATGTAGCAGTGGCTTGCAGTGCCAATTTGCTCTGCGCAATGGCCGCTGCCGCGTTGACCATGCTGTCAACAATACTGCTTGCTTGGATCGTACTGGTTATTGTACCAGGAGCTCCGTGAGCAAATGTAAATCCAACATGCGATCCAGCTGGGCTACCGCTGGGTGTGGTAGACGACGGCAACGCAATATTTGTCCATTGACCAAATGTTGAGTCGTAAACTAGGAAGTTACCGTTGGACTGGTTGGTAAATGTTATAACTCCGCTTGGTGTGGTAGTGTAACTGGCATTGAGAACTGCAACAACAGTGGCACCAGTATAGATAGTGCCTGGAGTTGTTGTTACACTGACAACATATTGTCCACTGGTAAATCCATTTCCAGTAACCAACATTCCAGGCACAACTGTACCAAACACATTTAAAACAGTCAATGTATTAGATACACCAAATGCCCCGTAGTTTCCTGAGGCTTTGATGGCCACATCAGCAAATTTGTAAATGTTATTTGTGGCATTGGCCACGCCGTCAACATACACTCTGTTGGCCGCATCAAACTGGCTGACACCGCTAACTGGCATGCCCACGTTGCCAATACTGTAATTGGCCATGTTCAAATTACCCTTCATGGCCAGTGTGCCGTTAAGTGATAAGAAGCCAGGGCCAATCAAACTGTTGCTGGCAACTGGTGCACCACTATAGTCAATACCCAGTCTGTAGTCTACGAAACTACGCACAGCACTTTGTACTGGAACCACATCACTGGCGTTACCAGTCATGGTACCGTCTGTGGAGAATTCAGCAACCACAACACCACGTTTGAATCCAAGACCGTCTAGGTTACTCAACGCAATACTTGCAGAGAATGTAACAGTACCAGTACCTTGGTCAACTTGGAAGAATCGTCCCACTTTGAAAATACCGTTTTGGTCAGTGGTTACATAGAACACACGACCCACAGTTTCTTCTAGAACCTGATTACTTTGTGTAGCGGGTATAATGGCATTGCCATAAATTTGATTTGGATAGTTACTGGTAATGAAACCACCAGTACCAATATCCAAGAAGTCATGTCCTGTAGCACGGCAAGTACTAATACGAACAGTAATAGCCCCGCCTGCATTTTGTGCATAACCAATACGCAATGTTGTACTATAGTTTATGTTGAATGGTTTACTGATACCCAAACTGGTACTGGTAGCACTTGTTACTTCTTTGGTAATTGTTGTAGTACCAGTTCCGTAAGTGTTGCTGTTGGCTGTTGGACTATAAGTGTATACCAGTGTAATTGTGTTGGTTGAACTGGCCACACACAAGTAGTAACCATTAAACAAGTTGTTGCTGTTACCGGCCACATAGTAGTATACACCAGTTGTCTGCGCGGCGCCTGTATAGGCAAATGTCACATAGTACATTCCGTTATATTGACCACTGCTTTGTAATACACTGCTAGTAAAGCTGGTAACTGTTATACTACTACCATAAGTGAAACTTGGTGTATAGAATGTAGTACTTGTTACACTAGCAACTGTAGTGATGCTGGTAATAGTTGCACCACCTCGTGTCAATGCAAGGGTAATATTAGGACTTGAGATGCTGGCAATATAGTAAACTGGTTGTGCTGTACCTGTACCTGCACCAGTGGCTGATGCAGTGAATCTTAAACCAATTGTATTACTGGTCGCACCTATCAGCGTATAGTTTGTTGTTCCAATGGTTAATATAATATAACTGTTGCCAACAACAAACGCACCAGCAGTTATTACACTACTTAATACACCGCCAAAGTTAGTTGTTGCCGCACTAAAGTAAATGTCGTTGCCAACACTCATTCCAGTAGTACTGCTTAGAGTAACTGTGCTTGGGCTTGCTGTGCTTACCACAGTACCAGCACTTCCTGGATCTGTTGGATACAGCAATGTTGCTTGCAATTGTTGTAGGCCAGCCGCACCACCGGTTACTACCTGTACCGGATTGCTGGTCAATACTGGTGTTAAAATACCAGTACCTGGAGTACTCCAAGTCATACTGGAACCAGTACCACCCACTAGACTAATTGGCACAACACCACCCGGAGTTGAACTTAGCGTTACTTGATTGCCAACCGTACCAATAACATAATATGTTACACCCACTGTTATGTTGGCATCAAAACTTGTTCCACCAAATGTAATAGCTGTTCCGGCAATAATTCCGCTAACACTGTTCAATGTAACTGCATTGGTAGTTCCGCCAATGGTATTGACCACAGTTCCTGAAATTGCACTCAACGTAATAGTCGGAGTGCTGGTATAACCATATCCTGGACTGATAATTGTTACTGATGCAATTGCTCCGGTTGTACTGTTAATAGTACAACTAGCAGTGGCTTGGCTAGTAGCACCTCCGCCGCTGAATGTGATACCAGGTGCAGTGCTGTATCCACTACCACTATTGGTAATAGTTATTGCAGACACAGTGGCCACCACTTGACAGTTCACTGTGATTCCCGAAGGGATCCAAACAGCTGGACTTACTGTGAACTTGGTTGTACTATCAATACTTTGAATAATAGTAATACCACTTGGGTTAGTTAATGCATTAATACCTGTTGAATTTGTGGTTGGGATAAAGGCACCAGTGGTACTGGTACTGATAACCATGCCCACCGTCAAGTTGGTAGTGAATCCACTGATAGCACCAACTGTACCGGTTATGCTCAATCCAGTTGTGGTACCTACGGTAACTGCTGTTCCTCCAGGAACACTACTTATTGTCAATGCATTGCCAACGTTGGTCAACACATAGTAAGTGGTTCCCGACCCCACATTGGCCCCAACTGCCGCAGAGAATATGATAGTTGCGCCAGCTGTCAATCCCGGACTAGTAGCCAACGTAATTGTGGTACCTGAACTAGAATTTACAGTAACAGTAGATGCTGGAATATTGCTGCCACTTAGAGAAAGTTGTGTGGTATTGGCAATTGCAGTAACTTGATAGTTGCCGTTGTAACTACTGGTTCCCTGATTGGCTATGGTAAGGTAGCTGTCGACTGGAGGATATGCCAACAAATTATTGTATGGTATATTGAAAGTTACTAACTTTTGAACAGTGCTGCCAGTTGCCAGTGTATTACTGACATAAGTAAGCGCACCAAGACCAGTACCTGTAGCACCAATATTGTTTACTGAATTGGAATCCAACTGCAAGTAACCAGGAACCAAATACACACCAAATGTAATACTTGGAGTTCCAGCCAATGTGTTGGTTGCCGCCCCTGTGAATGTTACCACGCTGGTAACTACACCACCAGCACTGGTACTGGACACAACAGATGATACTATTTGTGTACCGTCAAAGTAAACAGTACCGCCTGAGGAAGCAGTGATCAACTGCCCTTTGACAATAGAACCAGCAACAGCTGATACTGTCATACTGTAGGATCCGCCGCCTAACGAGGTATAACTACTTGTGGTATAAACTCCTGAAGCAGGAGATACTGGAGTAACATATTGAATAACTCGATGTGTGCGTCCGTTCCAAGCAAAGATATAAGTTCCGCTATTGATCTGAGCAATAGTAGTTGCATCAGCAACTTGCAACACTGATATCTTATTGTCACCTAAATTGTTACCTTGAGTAACTGTGGAGAAGTAAACTGGACCGACTGGAACTGTTTGACACAGCCCATTAAATGTAATGGTAGTATAGCTGGCACTAGGAGATCCAACTGTTATGCCAGTGACCTTATTACCTTTAAATCCATACCCGCCAATAACTTGACCTGTTGTAATTGTTCCTGTTTTACTACTGTTAGAAACAACTAACGATGCAGTAGTACTCAATGTGTAAATTGCAGTAGCAGTTCCAGCATACACAGTTGGGTCTGCATTACCAAAGTTATTGGTATCAACTACAAATTTGTAGTAGGCAAACGAAGTATCCATTCCCAAGATAGCAGTGTTGGCTGGCAATGCTTCGCCGGTGGATTCTACTAGGTTATATGCAATAATACGATAAATCTGTGCTAGGTTGTTTTGATATTGCAACGCAGTACTTGGACGTACCGGACGAACGTTATCAATGTTGTAGAACTTGATGTTTTGTAGCACACGCAAGGTAACTATTTGACCATCGTATACTGCATACGCTAGACCGTTACTGCTGGTATTGTTGGTACCGCTGGTACTCAATGTCAATTGTAATACTGTTTGGCCACCGATACTTACAGGAGTTTTTGACGCACTGTTGATCAAGTATCTAACAATTCCACCGCCTGCCAATGTATGATCAATTTCCAATTCAGTGGTATTATACGGAACATAGCTGTAACCAGTTACATAAATGCTCAATACCTGACTTGTGACACTTGGAACCATAGTGCCAAAGTATGCACCTTGGTTGTAGATACGAGCACTTTGTGCCATATCCTGGCTCATGTTGTTGTAGTTCGGCAATTCAGTAACGTCACTGCCAGTGCCGCGTAAGCCATATACACCGTTTGAGTTGGAACCTGCAACTGAACGAATCTGTCCACCGTTCAATGCCCAATAAGCAGTGTAGCAATAGTATGTGAATGTTGAAACTTGTTCTGTTAAACCAGCGTTGGTTACAAAAATACCATAACCCAAATCGTTAATCTGTGTAAAGTCGTTGGCCAGCATGGACTTGTTACCAGCTGTTTCAAGGTTGATACCAATGCCAGCACCGCCACCACTACCGCCTGACCCGTACACATAAGTTAGTGTATTGCTAACAATAGTGGATCTATTGGTTGTGTATATTTTAGTAAAGTCTGAGCCGCTGACAGTTGGGTTAGTACGAGTAACTGCACCAAATGTTCCGTTGTTCACTGTGTTGTATAGTATAGTAATCAATGCTGAGTAAGCACTGGCTTGTGTACTTGGGCTAGCTGGAGCAGTTAAGTTAGTAACCTGAGCAATGTTATTACCAGTAGAAACTGTAATAGCCACGTTACCTAACAAGTTAGGCAATACAGCACTTAGACGATTCCATGCACTTAGACATACTGCTTGATTACCACCGTACAACTGGCTAACACCATTTACAAAGTATGTACTAGCTATGTCATAAATGGCGCTGTTGCCGCCGTATAATGCGTCGTAGGTGATAGCATCAATGATGTAGCCAAGGTCACGTTGTGATTTTAAGGCACTGTAACCTGTAATTGAACCTAAGTTAGCAGTGCTAGCAATGTAGGCACTAATTTCGTTTTGCAAGAACACTCGGTTAGCTTGTAAAATTTTACTAGATAAAACGTTGTCAGTGGTTGCAGAACTGCCACTTGGTATTGGGAATTGCAATGCTGGGATTACACTACTTTGTGTACTAGCACCTGCCACGCCGTTACTGATAATATTGGTAATTGTGGTAACATTGGCTTTTACTGCCAAAGTGTTTAATGCACTTAGACCCAATGCTGTGATTTGATTGCCCACATATGAATATGAATTGATAACCAATGCTTTAGATAGTGCAATTACACTATAGGTCGGTAACAAGAAATACTGGCCAACAGCTACACTCTTATAGTTAGAGTACAGTGTACCAGTAATAGTAGTGCTGGCAAATCCAGTGTGCTTGATGTTCACACTCCAAGTACTACCAGCCCCAGTGCTTCCGCTTATGTTGCCAGTTATGTAAGTGCCTGAAGTAACACCAGTACCAGTCAAGAACATACCCACATAGATAGTGCCTGAGCTAACAGTTCCTACAGTTAGTGTAGTTCCGCTGATAGTACTAGTAGCCATAGTAGCAGTTGAACTTAGAGCCATGTCAAAAGCAACTGCTTCGATTATGTTCTGCTGTACTGTAGAATACAAATTGGTACTTAGTTTACTACTGCTGTAAGTTGACTGCGGATAAAATGGTGTACTAGTATCCAAGTTCAATACTGTAGTATAGGTATTAGAGTTCCAGCTAACCACATTGTTAACTTGATAACGAGTTCCTAATACATAGAACGCTGTTGGTGTTTGTGGAGGTCTTACATCTAAACCACTGTTGAACGAACCAGTAACAGTTATTTGATAACCTAAGTTAGCAATACCTGTGATAGTACCAAACAAACGTCCAGCAAATCCGTCAATAAATTGTCCACCAGCAAATCTCTGTTTGTTAATACTACCAGAGAAGCTAGCTGATTCTTGTCCGTACGGTGACTTGGTTTTAATTTGACCTTCTGGGTCAAGTACCATCATGAATCCGCCGTGGCCTTGAGCACTAATCAACTTAATACGTGTAGCATCGTTTACTAAGAATACGTCCATTAACTTGTTATTCAATGGAGTACTATTAATATCCAATGGATCAGACAAGTAATGACGACCATAGTTCAATGTATTGTACATGTGCCATGTACCTGCACTGTAAGTATACAATGCTGGGAATGGATATACAACTGTACAGGTCATTGTGTTACCGCTAACAGTAACAATAACAGCCTTACCTGGAGGGCTCAATCCGTCTTGCGAACTTACACCACCAGCAATTGATTCGTTAGTGCCGTCTGTGAATACATAACCAATCCAATTTGGACTAGCAGTTTGTCCAGCACCAAGTGTGATAGTAATCGATCCAGTTACGCCACTGATAGTAGCTGTACTATTTGTAACAGCCGCAAAGTCTGTACCGCTAAAGTTAATCAAACCAATTTGCATACCGTCGATAATACTATCGCGGTAGAAGAATGTACTACGCCATGGACTTTGACTAATACGATCCAACGGACGAATAATTGTACGACGGAAGTCGTCACCACTAATCGTTACGTTGGCAGACATCTTCAATGGATAGTCTTCGTAGTAAATACCGCTTTCAACAAACACAGTAATATTTTGGTCTGCAACTTGTTCACCAAAGTCTAACAACTCACCAAATGTTACATTACTTGTAATGAGGGTAGAAGTAATTGGCAAGCTCAATGTGATAACCGTGCCCGATATCTGAGTGACTAATGCACCTCTAGGAATACCGACACCAAATGCACCCATGCCAAGCACAATGCTAGAAATACTATTATAGTTTGTAGAGTAAGTAGCTGATGCAACACTGATTGTAAACGACCCAATAGTACCAGTTGCTGTAGTAGATACAAATTTAAAGAACCCTGGACGAGTCATGTTTAATGTTATAGTATCATAGGAAACACTTGTTCCTGGAACATAACTAACGATTTGTCCATAGGCACTACTTTGGTTACCTACTAGGATCTTGTTTGGAAGAATGTGGTTTGCACCAGGCTCGCCCTGATCTACGAATCCATTACCACCGTTATCGAATGTTATAGTATAGTAACCAGTACCAAAACTAGGTACAGGCGCCGCACCAATACCGTTAGCAATAATACTAACAATAGTATTCATGTTAGCATTTAAGGTGGTAACTGGAGTTGCAGTGAATGTTATTCCGCCGCTTGGTGTTCCAGCCGGAGGCGCACTGATAGAAACTGTTATTGGGCTTGTAACGGCTGTAATGGTAACTGGAGTTGAATTGGTCCATCCTGTTCCAGTAAGTACCATTCCTGGAACCAATACTCCTGATAAGCTAGTGATGGTTAACGAATTAGTCGTATTGCTAACATAAGTTGCTGTTGCAATGTTAGTACCAACTGTGGCATTCAATGCTCCGTTAGTATACTGTGTTACCAATGTTTGATAACGTGTTTTTGTAGTTTGGTTTAATACTTGTAGTGCAAGGCTTTGCGCAAATTGTATACCGTCAATAGTTTCACTATACTGTGTGCCAATCGCAATAGACTTAGCTGATACGTTTTTATAATAACTCTTACCAGCAGTAATACTTTGATATGTTCCATCAGTTAACAAGTCAATGATCTGACCATCAATAATGTAACCAACATCTCGGAAACAAGTTGCTTGGTTGTAAGTGAATCCGCCTTTGAATGTAATTGTTAGATAGTTAACAGTTGCAGTAGCAATAGTATAAGAATTACTTTCAATGATATTGAATGTACTGTATGCGCTGTTAGTATTAGTTACACTTGGATATATTGCATTAGCATACAACGTATTGGTATTGATTACACCAAGAACAATGTTAAACAGTGTAGTAACTGTAGTACTTTGGCCAGAACCGTCTGGCCATGTGGCATCAAGTGTTTGATTGGTAATTTTACCTGCGACTGTCTGGCTACCGATAGTACTGTTAGCAAATGTTACACTAGTTGCTGTACAGTTAGTAACAGTCCAGTATCCGTTATAACCAGTTGGGCTCATGCCCTGAACAGCAATAACTTGACCAATAGTGTATGGAGCAGTACCTTGATTTGCAAATGTTAATGTAGCACTAGTTCCGCTTCCGCTAGAACCTGTAGTTGAAATATAATTTCCAGCAGTAGGAGATACAACGCTATTAGATATAATGTTTGTTACAACGTTCAACGCACGGCCTATGGCCGCCGCACAAACAGCAGGTAATCCTGTTATTAATTGTGCTGTGTTGTTAGCATAATATTGATTAGCCGCTTGAGCTGTGGCACTATTGCCGCCATATTTCAAGTCGTATGCCATTGCTTCTAACACATACGTTAAGTCTCGTTTACTACTGACAGTATCATAAGTTGTGCCAGCGTAGTTTGCATTAATCCATGCATTAACTTCGCTAGTTATAAATGGTATGTTAGCAAGAATAGCGGCAGATGCATGGTTAGCACTGCTACTTAGACCGCTAGGGTTTGTATATGTTGGGGTAGTTCTGCTATTAATACCATTGGTGATCAGACTAGTAATGGTTCCGAACAATGAATTAATGGTAGATTGTTCAACACCGTTGTTAATAGTTGGATAGTTGGTATTTGTATAGGTTACTGCCGCAGATTTTAATGCAGCCTTGGCCGCTGTCATAGCAGTTGCCGCGCTGGTTAAACTTGAACTTACAGCACTTAGTGATGGATTAGTGACTGTTGGACTTGGTCTACCGGTACTACTTACAATGCTTTGTATAGTTGAAATGTTGAGACTAATAGAATTACTTGCAACACTGCCATTACTATAAGTGTTGTTGGCATATTGAATAACACCAATTTGATATAAAGTAGCAGGTGGCTGATTAATAATAATGGCCTGTGCCAATGTATTGATGTAACCAATTGCACTTGCTGTAGCTGTTTGCTCGTAGCTTTGAATTTGTAAAACACTATTGATCCAATATTGTAAACCAGCATACACACTTTCACTATTACCACCGTATGTAATATCGTAGCAGAGTGCCCACACAATATATTTTACGTCACGCTGACATGTAGTTTTGCTGTATGTCAATGTTGGATAATTGGCCAACAAGTACGCAACAATTTCTGCCTGTATGAAACTAATGTTGTTTAACAATAATGTTACTGCACTAATTTGTCCTTGAGATGAACTGTAAGTTAAATTTAAGTATAAAATAGTATTAGCTTGTACAGTTGCCAAGCCGTTTACTACTGTAGTGCGAGTAGCAGAATATGTAGTATAGTTTATACCGTTTGCATAAGTTGGATTAACAACAGCTGGTCCTGCTACAATACCGCCGTTGATAACTGATATAATATAACCTATTAATGTGCTAGCAGTGGTAGCGGCATTAGCTGAGCCGGCACCTGCTGTTGTAGTTTGTGTTCCTACTACACTGACACTCTTTGTCCAAGCAGTATTGCCAGTAATGATATATCCAATAATATTTTGTAAACGAGTGAACGCACTGGCTACAGATGTATATTCAGTAGCAATGGTACTTACATTAGATCCAGTGTAGTATGCATTTGCGGCTACAACAGTAGCACTATTACCGCCATACAACAAGTCAAAAGTTATTGCATCAATAACATACCCTGTATCTCTACGGCAACTTGTTTCGTCATACATTGAAATAGAGCCAGGGTTCAAGTTAGCATTGATATAGGCAATGATTTCATTGATAATAAATTGACGGTTGGCCTGCAACTCTGCGGAGCCGTTAGTGATACCACTAAGTGTCCCGTTTGAAGTTGCGGTTGGGTTACTGAATGTTAAGGCTGGTGCGCCAACTGTACTAACATTATTGATGATGGTAGTAATAGTAGCCATACTATTAGTAATGGCAGTGACAGCTCCTGAATTTCCAGCAACTAACAATAATACTTGATCTCTTGCGTAGTTAATACCCGCAATGGTTTGCGCCTTTTGGCTAGTAGTTACGACATTGCTATAACTTCTTAGATAGGCAAATGCCGCAGTTATCGAGCGATAGTTAGTTCCAAAGATTAAGTCATCTAGTACAGCGTTAACAATTAGTCCAACGTCACGTGAACACTTGGCTTGATCGTATGTAAATCCTGAGCTTACAGTAACTGGCGGGAATGTAGGGTTAGGAATAACACCGGTAACAATAATATTACTAATATTAGTTAAGATACTAGTGATACTTGCTTGTAATGTTACACTAGATGATATTGGACTTAGTGCATTAATGTTTGTAGCTAAGTTGGATAGTACACCGGCAATCTCACTAGGAGCTGTTGTGTTAGCCTCCATGGTACCAGTCGCAGTTGTTAAACCAAATACAGTTCCATTCAATTGACTGCTAATTGTAATATGTGTTGAGTCGACAATGCTAAGGATGTAGTACGTATTACCAGCAACAATGTTGCCAAAACTTGTTCCAGTGAAAGTAATTTGACCTCCAACAGACATACTTGTTGTGCTGGCCACAGTAATAGTATTAGCTGTACCAGTTAAACTGGTAGTAGCAACTGTTGTGTTAGTTAAATTGGTAACAATGTATGTTCCAACACCACCTGTTCCTAGGGCAAATGCAGTGATAACTGTATTGGCTGGAACTCCAAATCCAGTTACAGTCATACCCACTGCCCATACGCCAGTAATAGTACCGGCGATAGTCATGGTGTTACCAGTGATAGAACCTACAGTGGCTTTGGCAGTTCCTGTGGTAGCAGTTGCCGCTTGATTGATCAAGACCGGAGTGGCTTCTACACCAGTGTAAGCATATTGAAATGCTAGGGCAACTTGAATACTTTGGAAGTTACTACCAAACTCTAAATCGTAGCAAACTGCATCAATAACATTG